TTATACAATCTATTGGGCGGGGTATTAGGAAAGCCGAAGACAAAGACTTCGTCCAAATCTGGGACGTCACCTCAACCTGTAAATTCGCTAAAAGACACCTTACCAAACGTAAGGCGTTTTACAAAGAAGCCAACTATCCATTCACGGTGGAAAAAGCTGACTGGCAATAAATTTTATAAAGAAAAAAATGAGAATACTAACATTAGATAATACAGCCTATGAAATGAATGAGATACCCAACGAGATTGACGAAATTCGTTTCTGTGTACTAGATAACAGCGATCCCAGGGATCCTGACTACTTTTATATCCCGCTAATCTTTTTAGAGAGTTTTAACAGCCCAGCATTAGTTTTAAAGATAGGTGAACACGTTATCCGCATGCCAGTGGATTGGCAACTGTTAATTGGAGAACCTGATTTTGGTGACTTGGAAGTAGTGCCGTTAACCAGCATCAACGATCGTGGATTCAGTGTATTCTGTTTTAACCCACTAACAAGTTTCCGGCCAGAGTTCATGCCTGTGGAGATTGTAGACATTTATCAAGATGTTAAATGGTATTTTCCTAAGTTAAAACCCGGACAGATGTTGGCCATACCTTTAACCAAGGGCGAAAAGCCACTATGTGCATATTTCATTAAAGATATTTCACGCCAAAGTGAGGTTGTGGATTATAGTAAGGTATGGTAATGGGACATTTCACAGAACCACAAATGTTTGAAACTATTAACAGACTTGCTAAAATCTATTTAGAAAGTTATCCCGACGATCGGGAAGGATTAGAACGGTTCCTTCGGTGGGCACATTTGCAATACGGTTACAAGTTTGATGCCTAAGATCTACGAAAGCCCGGACAAAGGGCAGACAGTATATGCTAGAGAGTTTGGTGCAACCGAGCGTCAGTTAGAATACGATCACCGAACAGAAGATGGTCGATCTCTACATGAACATATACAGGAAAGCAAGATGTGGGGCGATATACGCCGCAAGGCAAAAACCCAACCTGCTTTACAAGAAGCACTTGATCGTGTTATAATTATTTACGAGTTAGGAAAAACAAATGAGTAAAGAAGAAGACAAATTCAAAAAAAGTAAACGCATACAAAAAGATGAAAACGCAGTGGCCAAGCAAGTTAAGATTGCCAGAGCACACGGACTAACTGACAAAGATATAGCGATTAAAGAACCTCATCGTTTGGCCAAACACCATGTCATGGACTGTGGTAATCCCGAGTGCTATCTCTGCGGCAACCCACGCAAGACACACAAAGATAGACTAACAGCACAGGAAAAACGTTTGTTCCAAGACGTAGAAAAGATCACAGATAAACATAGTAACGGTATCCCGCCCAAGGACGACAATGACAACGGATAAGCTAAACATTGGCAATGAGATGGCTAGATTTGACGCCAAGGATCGTGGCTTCTATGATAGTTTAAGTGATGATGAAAAGAAGAAGTTTAGTCCATTTTTAATGATACGTTGGGGAGCCGCAGTAGAAGGTGACTCGGACCTACAGGCATATTACTTAATGAGCTGCAATGAACGTTTAAATAAGAATTTCTTTGATGTTAACACAACGCAACACAAAAAATTACAATGGCTATTGGCCACAACAGTAAGTCCAGGTATGGGCAAGCAGTATCATAAATGGTTGGCAGCAAAGAAAAAAGATGGTAACAACAACAAGTCAGAAAAGTTCATTGCTGAATTATTCCCTACATTAAAACCTGATGAAATTAAACTGTTGGCACAAATAAATGATAAAAATGATCTTAAAGACCTGGCAAGAAAACACGGGTGGGATGACAAACGAATTAAAGAATACTTATAAATGTCGTTACTGTGAAAAGAGTTTTAGTAAAGAGACAACTCTCACAGCGCATCTCTGCGAACAGAAGCGTCGATGGCAACAGGAAAAAGAAACAGGTGTACAACTAGGCCTCAAAGCCTATCTAAGATTTTATGAATACAGTCAAGGAAGTGCTAAATTAAAAAGCTATGAGGACTTTGCAAAGAGCCCGTATTATAATGCATTTGTAAAGTTTGGGCGTTATTGTCAAGGCATACGTTGCATTAACTTTGTAAATTATCTAGACTGGTTATTAAAGAACAACAAAAAAATAGACAATTGGTGCAAGGACAGTTTGTATGCAGAATGGTTACCAGACTATCTAAAGAAAGAAGCTGTTCAAGACGCAATTGAACGTGCAATGAAAGAAATGATTGACTATGCAGAAAGCCATCCAGAACTTAAAAACGGCTTTACAGACTATTTTAGATATGGCAATAGTAATCGTATCTGTCATCATATTAGTACCGGTAGGATTAGTCCGTGGGTCATATATCATTGTGCCAGCGGTGTAGAGTTTCTTGACACGCTATCTAGCGAACAAGTGGAGATTGTAATACCTTGGATTGATCCAGACTTTTGGCAACGTAAATTTAACGACTACCTGGCAGATGCTGAGTGGGTCAAGGATGTATTGGCCAAAGCAGGCTTGTAATGATAGAATTAAAACTTGTTAAAACAACACCAGGTACAACTCTTGAAATGGTACAAGATTTAAAACTTAACGGTTATGTAGTAGGAGTTGACTTTGATTTTGCATACCATCAACCTACCTATAACAATGATGGTTGGGAAATAGTTGAGGAAAGATACACTATGTTTACGTTCTATCGAGAAGAAATCGGCACATGGTTTGGAATAAAGTGGATAGGTAAAAACGCTTAATGTTTATTAAAGAACTACGTTTACCAACAATTCCTGTTGAGCTAGAATACCAAATTTGGGAGTTAGTTAACGCTACCCCTGTAGGGTACCAATGGATAACTGTCAATAGTAATTTAAAAGATTGGTGTAACCAAAATATTTGCCCATCAACGCATTGGGGTGTACAATTAATACAGTTAGATTTACCCTTGCATAGAGATGCTGCCAGTCAAGTAAAGATAAACTATCTACTAGACACAGGCGGTGATGCTGTTACTAATTTTTATGACAATGATAAACTAATTGACACAGTAATTTGTAAACCTAGAACTTGGTATATTATGAAAACAGATCAATTACACGAAGTCTTAAATATTACTGGAACTAGAGTAAGCCTGGCAGGTAAGGTGTTTCCATGAAATTTAAGTCAGACATTGACATAGACTTTCCGGATAGAACTCGTGCGCTGGAGTTGCTAAAGCATCACCCCGCAGGTATCATTCGTGATGGTGCATTAATCAAGCATAACACAGGTGTGTATGCCACAGATATTCCGGTGGATCCATTTACTGGTGTTGCCAGCATTGACTACAAGTCTGCAGAAGATTTGGGATACATGAAGTTGGACTTCTTGAATGTATCATTATATACGCAGATAAAGAATGAAGCCCATTTAACAGAGTTGATGACAGCAGAGCCACTATGGGACTTGCTGTACCAGCGTGAGTTTTGTAGTCAGCTTATACATATTGGTAGCCATTATGACACTCTAGTTAAAATGCCCGAGCCCGTAAACTCCATACCCCGCATGGCAATGTTTCTAGCTATTATTCGTCCTGGCAAGCGTCATTTAATAGGTAAACCGTGGTCGGAAGTTGCTCAAACTATCTGGGATGCCACAGATGACGGGTATACGTTTAAGAAGGCACACGCTGTAAGTTACGCACATCTTGTTGCGGTAAATATGAATCTAATCTGCGAACGGATTAGTTATGGATTTAGCTGATCTTCCTGATCAGTGTAATTGATTTACGTTTGCTACGTTTAGTGGCCATTTCCCTGAGGCTAACGTAAGGCCCTGTTTTAATTTCTACATCTTTGCTGTTCATAGTACGCAAGCATACTTTAAACACAGCCCAGTCAGTTTTTAGAAATACGTTGATAGGTATTAGTCTATTACTTTCCCACCACCAAGTTTCCCCCAGTGTAAGAAATATTTTCTTTAATTCGGCATCTTTAATTGTGCCAAAGTCATACAACGTAGTAATCACTTCGTCAAAGTTTTGTATGATCCCTATATAATCGTTGCCACCATATGTAATATGGCTTAGGTAAGGATATTGAGTTAGTAGTTGCTTGTAATGGTCTTCCACTGTTTTCGCTAAATATGTTATAAAGATAATCCAAAAAAATGATTACTATCAAAGCATATTTATATCCGAATACAGTCGAGGTTCAAGTTTTTGATCCTGCGATTTTCACTACAAGGAACAGAACTGTGTACAGTCGCCCTATCAAGGTCTATCAAGGCATAGACAACCCTATTCAAATTGTAATACGTAACCAAGATCAAAAAAGTGTAGATTTAACAGGTTATACAGTACATGCGGTTATACAAGACCCAACAAATAAGTTGTACGTAGCAAATTATGGAGTGGCTTTTTCAGATATCACCACAGGCCTGGGAATTTTTACAATTCGTCAACTTGATATTGACCCGCTTGATCAACGTTTCTATAAATTAACATTCAGACGTGTTAAAATATCAGATAGTACACAAACCCCAATGTACATTGATGACAATTACGGAGTTCCGTTAGACTTAGAAATACTACCAGCCTACTTTAACGATAAGTTGGATAATAACGTTCCGACTACTGTAGAGCCAGAAGATCCTGGATATTTAGGTTAAGGATACAGTAATGTCTGGAAACACTACTATTTTATTAAAAGGCACAACCGAACAAGTCGATGGATATGTTGGTGAACCTGGGGAAATTGTTGTTGACATGGGCACAACAGCAAATATTGCACCCTATGAATGGAAAATACGAGTACTTAATGGTATAACAGCAGGTGGCGCAGTATTGGCCACGGCTGCCGATGTTGCAACATTGACTTCAAATGTAGACGCCACTATTAGCTCTCTACAAACAACGTTAACTGATACCCTGGCCAATGTACTAGTATTACAATCTAATGCAGTTAGCCAACAAACACAGATTTTAAATTTATCTAACCAATTTGGTAATATTACTGTGGGACCAACCGGACCCACAGGGCCGCAGGGTGCCACTGGACCAACTGGTCCTGCTGGACCAACCGGGATACAAGGAGCACAGGGACAATACGGACCACAAGGTTCCCCGGGTCCCACTGGTGCACGTGGGCTAACTGGTCCCACAGGACCTACTGGGCTAACTGGCCCACAGGGATCCACCGGTTCCCCGGGCTCAAGAGGATTGCCTGGTACTACAGGACAAACAGGATTAAGAGGCAATGTTGGGCCTGTGGGCCCAACCGGCGCACGAGGATCAGCTGGTGCCACAGGCCCAACCGGCGCACGAGGAGCACCGGGGGACATAGGTCCATCTGGACAAACTGGATTAAAGGGCGATGTAGGAGCAGCAGGCCCCACTGGACCCGTGGGATTACGTGGGTTTACTGGTCCCACAGGTCCTGTAGGGCCCACGGGCATACAGGGCGAACCTGGTATAAGAGGATTAACTGGTTTAACTGGGCCCACAGGGCCTGCTGGTCCTCAGGGCATAAACGGGCCTGTTGGTAGTCCGGGCCCAATTGGTCCCAATGGCGAGCAAGGAATACAGGGTGACGTTGGATTACCAGGTCCCACAGGTCCAGTTGGACCGACGGGCAGTACAGGAAGTATAGGACCTGCTGGCCCCACTGGTCCTGCCGGCCCCACAGGAGAACCTGGGCCTGCGGGTGTTAGTAATGTACCTGGGCCTACCGGCCCCACAGGAGAACCTGGTCCTGCGGGTGTTAGTAATGTACCTGGTCCCACAGGCCCCACAGGCCCCACTGGTCCCACTGGCCCAACAGGATCACCGGGTATACAAGGTAATATTGGCCCCAATGGAGATACTGGTCCTACAGGACCTACAGGAATTACAGGTTTGCCAGGCAATCCGGGTCCCACTGGTCCCACTGGTCCACAGGGTGCAACTGGTAGTCCAGGACCCAATGGACCTTCTGGTGTACAGGGTGTACAGGGAGATGATGGTGCTCCTGGGCCCACTGGCGCACAAGGACCAACAGGACCCACTGGTCCAACAGGCGCACAGGGTAATATTGGACCCACAGGACCAGTTAGTAATGTAAGTCCACTAACATTAATTACAACTAAAACCACAGATTACACGCCAATTGGCACTGATCACGGTTATTATATTAGAATGAATAACACCACCCTGGCTAATATTACATTAGTTGCAGATAGCACAGAAGCTATTGCTATAGGTACAACTTATATTGTGGGACGCTGTAATACAGGCAATGTATCATTTGTTGCCGGAGCAGGAGCAACAATTTATAGTTCAGGTCAAGCAGATATATCCGTGCAATGGGGTAAAGTTGTTGTGTTTAAAACAGCAACAAATACCTGGGAAATTGATGGTGCAGTTAATCCATAATTTGCCATGTTTGGAACCTACGGATTATTTCATACAAGACAACCGGCAGTTATAATTGCTCCCGGCGAGCAATCCTACACCACCGCAGGCACATACAGTTGGACAGCACCCGAGGGTGTTACCAGTGTTTGTGTGATATGCGTGGGCGCTGGCGCCAGTGGTGGTATAAGCAGACCAGCTGGTGGCGGTGGCGGACTTGGGTGGAAAAATCATATTACTGTGGTTCCTGGAACTAGCTATACTGTTGTAGTGGGCTTGCGCGGCCTGAACGTTGCACAGGGCGGTGCTCCGTATATACAACAATATGGTAATGATGGTGGCGATAGTTATTTCATTGACACCAGCACAGTTAAAGGCGGTGGCGGTAAAACTTCCAGAACTGGCGGAACTTATGTTGGTGATGGTGGCGGCCTTGGCGGAGAAGGCGGCGCTGGCAGCGGAGAGTTAGGCAGTGGTGGTGGCGCAGGCGGTTATACCGGCAATGGAGGCAGGGGCAATAGTTGGTCATATGAAATTCCCACTCAAGGGTTTGGTGGTGGTGGCGGTGGTGGCCGAGTATCGGGTTATTCTGGATACGAAGGCGGCGGCGGTGGTGTAGGACTACTAGGTCAAGGTGACAGCGGTGGCCCAGGTCCAACTAGTCAACTTCCCAGTGGCGGTTATGGCGGCTCAGGCGGAGACAATGGCGCCGCCAAAAACGGTGGCGCATATGGCGGCGGTGGAAGTTCCTATAACGGGTTCAACGGTGTCAGCGGCTCAGGTGGAGGGGGCGCAGTAAGAATTATATGGGGAACAGGACGATCTTTCCCTACTAACGCAGCTTAATAAATACATAAATTAGAATAAGGGATCAAAATGTCGGGCAATATAACAATTTTACCAACAAGTAACACAAGTGTAGCCAGCGTATATGTGGGCTCACCCGGTGAAATCATTGTTGACACAGGCACAGGCGGCCCATTTCCAGACAATTGGTCTATACGTGTTCTTAACGGTGTGCAGCCCGGCGGCGCAATACTAGCAACAAACAATACAGTCACTGGCCTAGTGGGCAATATAAACTCCACTATAAGTTCAGTTAGAGCCAATGTAACAACGCTTCTAGCCAATGCAGTTAGCCAACAAACAGTTTTATTAGATTTAAGCAGTAGAATTCAAACAGTTGAGTCCAATGCAGGGGTACCCGGGCCCACTGGCCCTACTGGGGCCACTGGGTTGCGCGGAGTACCAGGACCAACTGGTCCTACTGGTCCGTCGGGTCCCACTGGAGCTGCTGGAGCCAGGGGAAATATTGGACCAATTGGTGACAGTGGTCCAATGGGACCGTATGGATTAACTGGCCCTGCAGGCACTCCTGGGGCAAATGGTCCACAAGGATTGCGTGGTTTTGGGGGAAACACTGGTCCACAAGGTATACAAGGGAATGTTGGCCCTGTTGGCCCTGCAGGCCCTGTTGGCCCACAAGGCATACAAGGTAACGTTGGCGCAACAGGATTACCGGGACGCATTGGTGACACAGGCCCCACAGGACCTACAGGTGCAAGAGGCCCGGTAGGTGATGACGGGCCAATGGGTCCATATGGACCTGCTGGGCCAGCAGGTCCGTTAGGCAATCCGGGGCCAATTGGCCCAACTGGATTTACTGGAGCAACTGGCCCTGCAGGTAGTCCAGGCGCAATTGGGCCAAATGGACCACAAGGCGAACAAGGTGTGCAAGGTGCAACTGGCCCTGTAGGACCACAAGGATTACGAGGTGCAGTTGGCTCACCGGGACCCACTGGACCCACAGGTTCTCAAGGACCTGCAGGACAACAAGGTATTCAAGGCAATGTTGGTCCCACTGGAGCACAAGGTCCTACTGGAGCACAAGGTGATATAGGTACACCGGGTGCTACTGGTCCACAAGGCGAAGATGGCCCAACTGGCCCAACGGGTGCGATTGGCCCGCAGGGCGTTATTGGTGAAACTGGACCACAAGGTATTCAGGGAAATGTTGGCCCAACAGGACCCACAGGACCACAGGGTATACAAGGCAATATTGGTTTAACTGGCCCGCAGGGCAATGTTGGGCCTCTTGGTCCCACAGGTCCATTGGGCCCAACTGGATTACAAGGTGAAACAGGTCCCACAGGACCACAAGGCATACAAGGTAATGTTGGCCCAACTGGCGCACAAGGACCCACTGGTTTAACTGGACCAACTGGACCTTTAGGACTACAAGGCGAGCCTGGTCCTGTGGGTCCACAGGGTATACAGGGTAATATTGGTGAAACTGGACCCACAGGACCAATTGGATTAACTGGACCCACAGGACTTACAGGCCCAGTTGGCCCACAAGGTATTCAGGGTGAAATTGGCCCAATTGGATTAACTGGGTTTACCGGCCCAACTGGACCCACTGGATCACAAGGTCCAGCTGGTACAGGTATTACTATTATTAATACTGTGGCTAACCTTGCCGCAGTATCTACATATCCAACAGCAGGATTGGTAGTCGGTGATGGCCTTATACAATTAGATAACGGACATTTACATATTTGGACTGGGTCGGCATTTAGTGATGCTGGTAACATTGTAGGACCAACAGGACCAACGGGAGCACCGGGGCCAACTGGCAACCCTGGACCAACAGGACCTACAGGGTCACAAGGACCAACAGGGTCACAGGGACCAGCGGGCTCACAAGGAACAACAGGACCTACAGGACCACAAGGCATACAAGGTAATGTTGGCTCAACAGGACCCACTGGCCCCACTGGACCAATTGGATTAACTGGCCCTACAGGAACTACCGGAGCTGCTGGGCCACAAGGCATACAAGGTAACATTGGTGCAACTGGGCCAACTGGTCCTACTGGCCCTACCGGCCCTGCAGGTATTGCTGGACCAACAGGCTCACAGGGTATTCAAGGTAATATTGGTTTAACTGGGCCAACTGGGCCTGCCGGCCCAACTGGGCCAACTGGTGCCACAGGCAGTCCCGGTACCCAAGGTAACATTGGTTTAACTGGACCAGCAGGACCAGTTGGCCCCACAGGATTACAAGGACCAACTGGAAGCCCTGGCATACAAGGTAACATTGGCGCAACAGGACCAACTGGTCCTGCTGGAGTGCAAGGTATTCAAGGTATTCAAGGTAATGTTGGAGGCCCAGGATCAACTGGACCAACTGGCCCTGCTGGTTTACAAGGTGCAACAGGACCTACTGGACCACAGGGTATTCAAGGCAATACTGGACCAGCAGGACCCACTGGTGCCACAGGCTCAACGGGACCGCAAGGTATTCAAGGAATACCAGGACCCACGGGGCCTACTGGCCCTACTGGTTTAACAGGACCAACAGGGCCCACTGGTACAGGAACACCGGGCCCAACAGGACCAATCGGACCTACTGGACCAACTGGACCGGGTAGTAACTACGGAAATACACAGGTAGCGGCCTTTATATCTACCTACACAGGTAATATATCAGCAGCCAACTATCTTACTAACGGCATTGGTTCTCCTACTATTTCGAGTAGCACCAACATTAATCTGGCAGCAACTAACGCTGTGGTTATAACACAAAGTCCGTTTAGATTGGCGCAATACACAACTCCTGCTGCCGCTGGTATTACTAGCGCACAAGCTGGTGATTTAATTTATAATACGTCTACAGGACAAATACAATCGTACACTGGATCAGCTTTTGCAGCATTGTCTGGCACTGGCACACCTGGACCTACTGGACCCACAGGGCCCACAGGACCCACTGGATTAACGGGTCCTACTGGACCAAGCGGAACCAGCGGTGGCGGCGGATTTACGTTTAACGTTAAAAGTGCTCCGTACAATGCGTTGGGTAACTTTAATCCATCTAACGGTACAGGTGCGGATGACACCGCAGCCATTAATGCCGCCCTTGCTGCAGCCAAAGCTGCTGGCGGAACAGTATTCTTCCCGGCGGGTATTTATAAAATTACATCTGCGCTAAACTTATCATACGACGCAACAGATCCGACACAAGGTGGTAAACGTCCGCACGTTCTAGGTGAAGGCGCCGGTGCATCAACAATCTACCAATCTACCACTGCTAACGGTCTTAATATATCTGCGACCGCCGCAGGTATGCCCAATGGTTATGTCACTGTTAAAGGAATGTCTTTCATTGGATCTGGTGGCGGAACTGGCATTAATGTCACAGAAAGCGCATATCTAACAATTAGCGATTGCCAATTCACTCAATGGGATACTGCTATCTATGGTTCCGATATATTGAGTACACTAATTGAAAAATGTGTAATGAATTTTAACAATCAGGGATTTAGATTTGAACGTGGCCCTAGCTCTGGTGTAGGTTACGCAAGTAATCCAAATGCAATTACCATGCTTGAATGTTTGGTTGGTGCCAATTATAACTATGGTGGATGGGTAGTTGGCGCAGGAACATTTGTTTGTATTGGTGGATCATTTGAAAACAACGGTGCTGGTACAGATTTGTCAAGTAGCAAATGGGGCCTGCGTATTACCAATGCAGGTGGTACCGGGGCTCAAGAATCATCAAACGGATTCGTACTACAAGGCAATTACTTTGAAGGTAACGGCGGCCAAGCACATTTATGGATAGAACAAACACTCAGTCGTCCGGGGGTAACTGGATTAATCAATGGTAGTTCGTTTAATCAATTTAGTACTAGCTATACCGGGTCATATGTATATCTTGCTGCTAGCTCAGCAGGGGTTGCATACCCAATTACATTCAACGCCTGCGGCTTTGGGGGACTAAACAATTATACAGCCAGTGCAGGTCGTCCAACTATTAATAATGTTACTAACTATTTCCCACTAACATTGTTGGGCACAGGATTTTGGAGTGCAACTGACGCTTACAAGCAAGGTAGCCCAAATAGATTTGAAGGTAGTGTAGAAGCTCTGTCGTTTAAAGATCTAAGCGGTACATTAATATCCGGCGGTGGCGGAACAGTTGGGCCACCTGGACCCACAGGGCCCACAGGGCCCACAGGACCTACTGGTTTAACAGGGCCAACAGGACCCACTGGTACAGGAACACCGGGACCTACGGGGCCAACTGGACTTACAGGACCCCCTGGACCATCTACTGGTGTGCCGGGCCCAACAGGACCCACAGGACCCACAGGACCAACAGGAGCAACAGGACCCACAGGGCCAACAGGATCAGGGAC